CCGATAGCGCGTAGGTCGCTGATGATAGTGGCCTCTTCGTTGAAGCCACGCCTAAACAGTCGCAGGATGCGGCCTTGGAACTTCTCAACCACCGCCCAACGGAATGACAGCCAAAGCCAGCGCTCACAGTGATGGCCCAGCGTACTACACCCCATGTGAGCGCGGGGCTTCTCGGCTCTTGATTGATGGGCGGCGTCAATTAGGGAAGTTATGGTAATCTCTGGCTCTGGTATTTGCACGGTGTTTTCTCCTGAAGTTGTTGCTTATGTTGACCCCGCCGTTAAAAGCGGGGTCTTTTTTTGGGTGGGGGTACTCGCTGCACTGGTTGGATCCGAACCAACGACTCGCCCTCGAAAGGCAGCTTTTCCAACTAAGCTACAGCATCCGCTTTCCCCCCAAAACTTACTTCTTAGCCCACGGTGGTGCAGACTTAGCCGGTGTAGCGGTAGGCGCTACAGGTTTAAACGGTGCAACAGCCGCCGGTGTCACGCCGCCAAGAGATTTGTAACCCTTGATCTCATTCCCGGCGTACTCGCCTGTTTTAACGATTAGCTTGATGCCTAAGTTGCCGCCAATCAGTTGGTCGGTGTCGGTCACTTTGGCAAGGCCAATGGCTCGCATGATCTCGCCCAACTGCTGGCGTCCGATCTCTTCCGCCTTGGTTGAAGCATTTTTTATGTTCAGGTTTCCAAACACCACTCGCCCCTGATGGCTGGGGCCGGTGATGGTGTACTTGCAAGCAATGTACTTGCCGTCACCTGCCTTAGTGGCTTTGATCTCAGCGCCGGTAATGGTGGAGTTGTACCAACCTTCGGGCAGTGGCTCAAAGTTGGAAGTGCCTTGCGGCAGAGTGTCGAGGGTAAATTCTTCGTCGAGAAAGGCCATGATTAATCCTTAGTGATAGTAAAAGTGGGACGCCCAGGGGTGGACGTAATGGCACCAAGCAGCGGCCCGGTCACAGCGTCAGCAGCCGCGCCCCAAGCCTTTGCATTGATTTCTGGTTTCCAGCGAAAGAGGCTGGAAAGATGTTCAGACAGACCAGCTTCAGCGGCCAAGATTTGCAGTTTGTCGGCGTCGATCTTTTTGTTGATGCGGCCCTCGGTCTTGATGACGTAACCGTCGACAGCGTGTTTAACCGTGCCGTCAAGGTCTTTAGGGATGGCAAACGTCTCGACCATCAGGTCTTCCAGTTCCCGGCGCTCGGCCACCGCAATGCCTTCGGCTTTCTTAGCGTCAAGCCAGCGTTGGTAAAGTGTGTTCATTGGGTGTACTCCAGTGCTTGCAGTTTGCCGATACGTTCGTTGATTTGGTAGATTGACTTTGCAAAATCATCTTGCGCTTTTTGTTTGAGAGCCTGCAAGGCTGCGATCTTTTGAGCGGTAGGATCGTAGTTTTCAGGCGCGTCAAACTCAACTTCTTGTTGACCGACATAAGTGCGGTCTTCGGTGTCATCCATCTTGAATGAGGCAATTCTGTATTGCCCTTCTTCTTCCCACTCAAACTTTTGATAATGGACATGGGCCATGATTTTGATTTTCATGCTGCACCCCCGATTTTGTTAATGATCTCGCCCAGATCAGGCGCTTCCCAGCCACCCAGCTTGCCTGACCGATCCTTGGCAAGCCACAGGCCGTCGCTGTCGCACATCAAAGCCCGTTGAGTGTTGCCCTCGGCATCTTTCTCAACCCGCAGCGCCAGCACTTCATCAAAGAAGTAAGGCAATGCTTGGCCGGTCTTGATACCCGGCATTGAGGGCGAATACAGCACCCGGCCCATTTCATCCTGCGTCTTCTCCAGCTTGGCGGTCATCAGAACATGGCGTCCGGGCAGGTCACGGAAGGCGCGGATGATATCGCTCATCTGTTCCTGCATTGCACCGTATGCCGCCCGTGGGTCTTTGTTGACCTTTTTTTCATGGTTCAGGCAAACCTCTGCAATCTCCGAGATAGAGTCCAGCGCCACTGATTTGTGGTCTGAATCCGTTACCCAAGCGTAAGCCTCACGCAAGTCTTCCATGCTGGTGATCTCCAGATACGGCAGGTCAGCGTCTTGGATAGACAGCAAACCCCCCTCGGCAGACAGAACCACTGGATGCGGTAAAGTCTTAATCAAGCTGGTCTTGCCAGCCCCTGCCTGCCCGTAGACAAGCAGCTTGACACCGTTGGCTGCAAGGCCGCCGGTACGTTTCAACGAAATAGCCATTTGGCTCTCCTAGTTTGCGCTTCCGTCTGTAACTCAGTTCGAAGCGTGGCTAGATCATAGCATAGTTCTGTGCTACAGTGTCAACAACTTTATGACGAAAGATGATAAATAAATGGCAGACCTCTCAAATATCCTCGGTGGTCCTTGGTCGCCGCCCTCTCAAAAGCACGTTGATGCGCCTGACATACAACTCAAGGACGCTATGTTGGCCGCAGGGTTAAAGCCACCGGACACCATCCACCTAGACGGCAAGTTGCACCGTTTTAACAGTGGCACCAAGGGCGAAAAAGGTCACGACAAGCCGGGTTGGTATGTGGTCTTCTCCGATGGCGTACCGGCAGGGCGCTTTGGCTGCTGGCGCTCGGGGTTTGAGTCAAGTTGGAAAGCAGACATTGGCCGCAGTCTGACGCCCGTAGAGGAAATGGCGCAGTCCCGGCGCTTGGCGGAGGCTAAGACCCAGCGTGATGCCGAGGTGAAAAAGGCGCGGGAGGTAGCCGCTAATACCGTTGATCTGATCTGGTCGCAGGCCGGGGCAGCAAGCGCAGAGCATCCCTATTTGCAACGCAAAGGCATCAAGACGCATGGCGCACGGATTACAGGCGACGGCAGGCTGATGGTTCCGCTGTACAACCCAGACGGCGAGTTGTCGTCCATCCAGTACATTGACCATCAAGGTGGCAAGCTGTATCACCCTGGTGGACAGACCGGCTCAATGTACTGGCTAGTTGGCAGCATGGATGACGCTACAACACTTTACATTGCCGAGGGCTTTGCTACTGCCGCCACCATAGCGGAGGTGACAGGCCAGCCCTGCGCGGTGGCTTACAGCGCCAGCAACTTGGTGCCGGTGACGGGAATTTTGAAGGAAGGCCACCCGACGCTAGACATTTGCATCGTGGCTGACCATGACGCTAGTGGAGTTGGGCAACGCTACGCCGAACAGGCCAGCGCAAAGTATGGGGTACGCATGACAACACCGCCAGTGCCGGGTGACGCAAACGATTACGTCCAAGCGGGGCATGATTTGGCTCTGTTGCTCAAGCCGCCTGCACCAGTGATGGACTACCTTATCCATGCCGACGGATTTTCAGCGCAGCCTGCACCAATCTCATGGCTTGTTAAGCACTGGATACAGGATAAGGCCTTGGTAATGGTGCATGGCCCCAGCGGTGGCGGCAAGACGTTTGTTACCTTAGATTGGATGCTGCACATTGCATCAGGCAAAGCCACTTGGTTTGGTCACAAGGTCAGACCCGGCAACATGGTGTATTTGGCTGGTGAAGGCCATCACGGCCTGCGCTCACGGATTGCAGCCTGGAAGCATCACAACAGCGTCAGCAACCTCAATATGTGGGTCAGCAAGTCGGGCGTAGACCTTAACACTGCCGAGGGTTATCTGAAGGTGGTGGAGGCCATACGGGCGCTTAAGATCAAGCCCGATGTGATTACGGTAGACACCCTGCACCGCTTCATGGCCGGTGATGAGAACTCAGCCCAAGACGCCAAGACCATGCTGGACGCCTGCGCTGCACTCATGCAAGAGTTTGGCTGCACGGTAATTCTGGTTCACCACACAGGCGTTTCAGAGGAAGCCCAGCACCGAGCGCGAGGCTCATCCGCATGGCGTGGAGCCTTGGACATTGAGATCAGCGTCATACCCGCTAAGGGCGACAAGTCTATTGAGATTGTGCAGCGCAAGAGCAAAGACGCCGAGATGGCAGCGCCGGTCTATGTTGACTTGGAATCGGTGGCGATACCCGGCTGGCTTGATGAGGATGGCGAGGCAGTCACTAGTGCAGTGGTCATTAAAGGTGAAGTGCCTGAGTCCAAGCAAAAGGATAAGTCGCTGGGGTTTGCCGATTTTGAGAAAGCCTGGTGGTCATCAGGCGCGGAGGAGCGAGGCGGCGCACCTTACCTCACTAAGTCAGTGCTGCGCGACTACGCCGTTGCCAATGGCATCTCAAACTTTCCTGGCGCACTTGCAGCCGGTTCACGCCGAAATCTGATTGATGGCAAGAACGCCCGGTACATCATCAATCTGCTGGACGCCAAGCTGATTGAAGTCCATGAGAACGGCTGGATTGTGATTGAAGAAGGTACATCGTCTGGAATGATGTTGAAGAAATAGTTATTCTGTGCTAAACTTCTTGACATGAACAGACTTACCCAACTCAAAGCTAAGTTGAGGGCTGCACAAGCCGAACTTGCAATCCGCACCCGGACGCATAACAGTGCGAGTCGGGCTTACAACAAAGTGACTACCCATATCACTGAACTGGAGAAGAGAATTGCTGACTTGGAGAAAATTTCAAAGTGAATTGCCCAACTATAGTGAGGCCGACTTGTTGGCTTTGTTGGACGAGGAACGATTGAAGCACCGCAGAGTGTCCATGCTAGAGCGCATCCACCAACGCTACTGCACCCTACGCGCCAGCCGGGAACGGATGGAGATACTAAAAGAAGGAAAACGACCATGACCCTAA